CCCGGATACTTTGCGCCACCGAATACCGGGAAACCGTCCGGCGGCTGAACGCCATCGACCGCCTCATAACCCGGCTGGAACATTCCCAAAAGCCGGATGACCGCTTGAAACTGCATCTATTAAAAGCCAAGTACTTCGAGCAGGATAAATCGGATCAGCAGATCGCCATTGACCTCCATATCTCGGAACGGACCTTCCGCAACTGGAAAAACGGTTTACTTTTGGAAATCGCCAAACAACTGGGAATGGTGATCTGAATTTGCCGAATCTTTGCCGCCCAACCGGGCTTTTCGGTGGTAAAATAATATTGTAAGATATTATATTGAAGTTTAAATCAACCCCGGCGCTATAGCGGGGTTTTTGTTTTGGTCTTTTCGGAACCCCCAGCCTTAGTTGAAGAACCAGGACTGAAGGAGTACCGTCAGCGGGGGAGCTACCTTGAATAGACTGCCTGACGGAACGGACTGAAGGCCGCACAATATTCCATCAGGCTGGGGGTTATTGGCATCCTTGAAGCGGAGGAAGTGAGCTTATGGGCAAACGGAAGCACGACTGGAACAAACTCAAAATTGAGTATATCACCGGCGACTTCATGGATCAGCGGACCTTCGCCATCTATGCCGGTATTGACTACAGCTATCTGCGAAACATGAGCTGCGCCACCAACCCGAAGAATAACGGCGTCTCCTGGGAGGAAGAGAAAAAGGCATACCTGGAAGAAAGAGCCTCCGAAATCCGGAGCCGGACCCTGGAAAAACAGGCGGAAAAAGAAGCGGATCGGAACATCCAGCACCTGATGGCCTGGGATAACTTTTTAAAAGAAGTCACCCGGATACTGGCCGAATATACCGTAACCATCGGGCAAGCCGGAGTCTCCATCTTTGCGCTGGAACGGCTGGCGAATATCATGGACAAGCTCCAACGGGGCCAACGGCTGGCGCTGGGGCTTGATAAAGATACCGACGACGGGAAGAACTCGCTGGGTGATCTGGTCCGGGCGATTAAAGAATCGGCTACTTGGGTTACTTTTACCCCACAGGAGTTACCGCCGGAAAGTGACCATCCACCGCCATGATCTGGGGAAAATTCTCGCCGAAACAACTGGCCGCCATTAGCCAATCCAATGCGCGGCTTAATTTTTTGTGCGGGGCAGTCCGGTCAGGCAAAACCATCGCCGCCAACATCCGGCTACTGGATATGCTGGAAAACCAGCCGCCGGGGAATGGCGTCATCGTCGGACATAGCGAACGGACGGCGGATCATAATATCCTCCAGACCATCCGGGAGATCGTCGGCCCGAAACACTTTCACTATAACCGGGGGCTCGGCGAGGTCAATATCTGCGGCCGGAAAGTTTTCGTGGTGGGGGCCGCCGATGTCCGGGCCAAAGACCGGATACAGGGCGATACCTTTTCCTTTGCTTACGTGGATGAGGGAACTTTAATTCCGGAAGATTTCTTCAAAATGCTGCTCTCCCGGCTGAGTATTCCGGGAGCGAAATTGATTCTCACCACCAACCCGGACAGCCCTTACCACTATTTATATAAGAACTATATCAATAACCCGGAACTGAATAAAAAGGTCTTCAACTTCACCCTGGACGATAACCTCAACCTTGATCCGGCCTACGTCCGGGAGTTGAAAAAAGAGTATGTGCCGGGATCGCTCTGGTATAAGCGGTACATCGAAGGCCTATGGGTACTGGCTGCGGGTGTGATTTACAGCCAATTCGTCGATGGGATGATCGTGGATGAGATACCGGAACTACTGACCCATTGGATTGGAATTGACTATGGTACATCCAACGCGACCACCTTTATTCATACCGGGGCCGGACCTGATAACCGGCTCTATATCGCCGATGAATACTATCACACCGGCAGGCAAACGGATGATAACCAACTGGCGACCCAGAAAAGTCCCTCTCAATATAGTCAGGACTATCGGAACTGGTATCAGAACTTAAAAATCGATGCCCGGAAAATCTACATCGACCCTTCCGCCGCCGGGTTCATCACCCAACTCTGGCATGACGGAGTAAAGAACATCGTCAAGGCTAGAAATGACGTGTTGGAAGGAATCGGATTGCTTAACAGCCTGATCGGAAACGATCTGGTCCGGATTCACCGGAGTTGCGTCAATACCCTTGAAGAACTGGCGACTTACTCCTGGGACCCGAAAGCGCAAATCCTGGGGAAAGACCAACCCCTGAAGATGAATGACCATTGTATGGACAATATCCGGTATCAAGTCTATGGAAATAAAGCCTTCTGGTTAACGAAGATTAAATCAGCCGCATGAAGGGGGTGATATTATGATTCCAAGCTATAACCCGCAGCAAACGTGGCCGCCCGAGGAATGGGGAGCGGTTTATGAACATTACCGGGAATGGTCTGCCTGGTACTCCGGCGATCCGATCCAAATATCGGAAGCCCTATCCAGCAAAGCCTTTACCCCTACCGACCAAGGCCGGTTCTGGGCGAAAGAGATCCGGGACGAACGAAAAGTCATGATTCATGTCCCCCTGGCCGGAGAACTGGCAACCACCAGTTCTAATTTTTTGTTCTCGGAAACCCCGGCAATTACGATTCCCGGACTTACGGCGGAGGATGACCAGACTAAGAAAATGCACCAGTTGCTTGATGTTAATGGGTTTTACAACACCATTCTGGAAGCGGCGGAAGTGGCTTCGGCATTGGGAGGTATCTTTCTTAAAATCAACTGGGATAAAAAGCTGTTTCCCTACCCGATTTTAAATATCGCCCAGCCGGATAACGCCTTGCCGGAATTCAAATTCGGGATACTAATGGCGGTGACCTTCTGGAAAGTAATCCGGGATGATGGAGATAAAGTATTCCGGCTCCTGGAACGGCATGAACGGGGAACGATTTATACCAAACTTTACGCCGGAACCACGACCACTTTGGGAGAGGAGACGGATTTAAAAACGCTTTCCGAAACCGCCGAAGCGGAACCGGTTCGTAATACCGGGATAAAAGAGGATATTCTAGTTCGCTATATTCCGAACATGCTTCCTAATAAAATTTTTCGCGGTTCGGCAATAGGTCAATCAGACTTTGGCGGCGCGGAGGGTTTGATGGATGCCCTGGATGAAGCCTATACCTCCTGGATACGTGATATCAGGATTGGTGTAGGGCGGATTATTACACCCCGCGATTACCTGCGGGATATTGAGACCGGTAAACCCCGGTTTGATCTAGACCAGGAGGTTTATGAACAATTGGACTTCGACCCCAACGATGTCAATGGGACCAATTCTATCAAAAACATTCAGTTCGATATCCGGCACGAAGCCCACCAAAAAACCACTCTGGATTTAATCTGCCGGATAATCTCCAACGCTGGTTATAGTCCACAATCTTTTGGCTTAGGAATTGGCTCCAGTGTGAATGATTCCGGGTATGCGCTCCAAATCAAAGAGAAAAAATCAATTATTACCTCGGCCAAAAAGGCGCGCTATTGGAAAACGGCTCTAGAAGACCTCTTGCAAATGATGTTGACCATTCACACCAAAACGGAGGCAAAACGGCCTTCGATAGAAATCAATGATTGTGTATCCTCTGACCTGGGGCAGATTGCTACTACCTTAAACATGCTAAACTCTGCCCAAGCTGTCAGTATCCGGACCAAGGTGAAAATGGTCAACCGGGACTGGACCGAGGAACAGATCGAGGAAGAGGTCAAACGGATCATGGAAGAACAAAGAATCATCAAACCGCCGGTATCATCAAATACCACACCAGCGTAGTAAGGATGGAGAGCCATGATATATGGGGAATTGCTTTACCAGGAAGAACTTTACGACCGGGACCCGCTCCAAGGAACCCGGATTATTTCCTTTCCCATTGCCTTTGAGATCGGATTGGGAGCGTTTATTGCGGCCACCATGTCGGCAACTATTCCTATCGGAACCAGGGTAATCATTGAGTATAGCCCGGATAATCAAGCGACATGGACCCGCCTTTGGCCTGAAGAATTCTATTATACCATCTTTGATACCACCGCCGCAGGCGAAAAACTCCTATATATCCGGCTCCGGCTGGAGACTGCCGACCGGAATCTTTCACCGGAAATCGACAGGTTAACAGTGATTATAGAACAAATTGCCACCGCCTACCGGCTGGCTTATGAAGTCTTTGATGACGCTGGGCTATCGCCGGAGGAATACTGGATTGACCCGGAACTGCTGGAGTTTTATATCCCATATGCCTGGCTGCGCCGGGGCAGTCACGCCGCCGGGTTGAAACAGGTTATCAAATTCGCCCTCGGCAATTGTTATTGCAACCGGCAAAATATCATCCGGCTGGAAGGTCCGGGATACCTGGCCAATACTATTCCGGCAGCGACTTTGACCGCCGCCGATTACCGGGAAAAGAAACCGATAAACCAAAAAGTCCGGCCAGCGAATGAGGTCACAGTTTACGCCAATCCATTGGTCCCCACCTCGCAATCAGAGGAAGTTTACCGGAACAATGCTGTTACTTCAATTAAAGCTGGGGAAAGCAAGGAATTAACCGCATATTTCACTACTTTCTATACCCAGAATCCGGTGGTGAACTGCGCAGCGACCTTAGAAGGAGCGCCCGCAGGGGTTAACATTATCAGCCAAAACTATTACGCCTGGGGTGGGAGAATCACGATAACCAGCACTGTGAACGCCCAATTTACCTTGGTGATTAACGGCTATCCTTTAAAAGTCAAAGGCAGGCTGACAGAGGTCTTCAGCGGCCCGGAAACCAACCTGATGAACCCGGACGGGATATTGTACGGCGAGTATTTGTATGGGGAAAGAATTTATGAACATCAATCCCCTATTCATACCGGCGCGATTATTGGATACACCCTGCCATCATACTACCTGATTCAAACCAGGGAGATAGCCCGAAAGATTGCCGGAATTCTACTCAATAAATTCCCGGAGGCGGCGAACAAACTGGAATTGAAATACCGGGGGAATCCAGCATTAACGATGGATGATACCATTGCCCTGGCCGGACTCCGGCAACCGGGCCTTAGAAATTATACGATAAAAACCCATGAACTTATCTTTAACGGGACTTTGCAGGGACGAATGGAGGTGAAATAACCGTTATGAGCTTTACCGGTAACGTGATCCGGTAGAAAGCTCTTTATTAAACTCAATCACGGAATACGCGAAAATGCGGAGGTAGAAAATCATGTTGACTTTATTACCGAGACGGTATGGCCTCCCGGTATTCGATAAAGATACTGGTGGCGGAACCGGGAAAATTGACGGCGGCGATGACCAAGAAATTAACGCCGGGGAAAAAGCCAAGAACCTGCCCTTTATTACGTTTCCTTCTGAAGGCAGTTTTATGGAACGGCTAAAACGGGAGGGACGGGCGCAAGTTAATGATTTAATCAAAGAACTGGGTTTCGAGAAGATTGATGACCTGAAGAATCTGGCCAAGAAACAAAAAGAGACCGAGGATGCCAGTAAAACCGATTTGGAGAAGGCCAGGGAACAAAACCGGAACTTGCAAACGGAGAATCAGCGGATTAAAAACGAATCTGAAGCTGTTTTGAAACAAGCCGCGCTAATGATGCAAGCAACTCAAGCCAATATTAAACCGGACCGGATGAAAGCCTTTCTGAAACTGATTGATACTTCAAAGATTACAGTCACCGATGGCATTGTGGATGAAGTTTCGGCTAAAGCCGCCGTGGAAAATGTTTTGAAAGAATTCCCAGAATTCCTGGGGAAAGCCGAAAGCGAACCCACCGGCGGGGAGGATTTCAGCGGCGGAAGCGGAGGCAAAGACCTGGGGAACCTCTCCATGGCCGACTATATCAAAGCCCGGCAAGGGCAGAAATAACAAAAGGACGGACGAACAACAGCTCCGGCCTTTTATTTTTAGGAGGTTATAACCATGGCTAATACTTTTATCACCCCTTCCATTGTAGCCCGTGAGGCCTTGATGGTCTTGCGGAATAACTGCGTGATGGCAAACCTTGTTCACCGGGATTACAAACGGGAATTCATCGAAGGCCGGGGAACCACTGTCACCATCCGGAAACCGGCGACCTTTACCGCCAATGAATTTGACCGGACTGCCGGGATAACGATTCAAGACGTATCCGAAAGCAGCACTAATGTAACCTTAAATACCATTTTGGATGTATCCTTTGAGATCACTACCGAACAATTAACCCTCTCTATCGACGACTTTTCCCGACAAATGATTATTCCGGCAATGCAAGCCTTTGCCCAGAAGATTGATACTCTGATTTTAAATCTATATAAAGATATCCCTTACTACTCCGGCGCGGCCAACGCCGAACTGGACAGTGTCAGCAAGATTACCGACGCCCGGAAACGGCTCAATGATCAGGCCGTACCCCTCACCAACCGGCGGTTTACCATCGGAACCATGGCGGAAAGCAAACTATTGCAATTGGAACTCTTCATTGCCGCCGATAAGGTGGGCGATAACGGCACAGCCTTACGGGAAGCCTCGCTGGGCCGGAAGATGGGTTTTGACTTCTTCATGGACCAGAATACCCCGAAACATACCAAAGGCACTGCGGCGGGGACCGCCGCATTAACGGCGGCTGCCGGGGCCACTTCCGGCTCCATTGCCTCCGGCGGAAACGGTGGTACTTTCAAAAAAGGCGATCTCTTCACCGTAGCCACCATCACCGATAAAACCTTCGTGATTATCGCCGACGCCACCCTGGACGGCTCCGGCAACGGGACAGTGAACTTTTATCCGGCGGCTCCGGTGGGTGGAATCTCGGCCAAAGTTATTACCCTAATTGATAACCACGTCAATAACCTGGCTTTTCATAAAAACGCCTTCGCCTTCGTGAACCGGCCTCTGGCGTTACCGCAAGGAGTTGGCTCCGGCCAAAAAGCGATTGTGGACTTTGAAGGATTCGGCCTCCGGGTAGTCTTCGGGTATGACATCAATAAGAAGAAAGACATTTGTTCCATTGATACAATATGCGGCTTTAAGACCCTGACCCCGGAGTTGGCATGTAGGGCGATTTCGCAGAATTAATGGATGGTGAGTTATTATGGATATTCCATTTGTAACGGCGAACGAGGTTCAAACCTGGGTTGGAAATCTGATTACCTTGCCAACAGATATAGACCGTATAATCCTCCGGGCCTGTGAATTAATCCGGCGGAAGACCTATCACCGGACGGATGACACGGAATGGGTGGAAGATGTGAAGAATGCCACCTGCGCCCAAATTGAATACTGGCTCCAGATTGATGAGGCCAGCGATATTACCGGGCCATTGGGACCAATGAAGATTAAGGATTTCAGCTTTAACTCTCGATTTACTACTTTAGCGCCCCGGGCCAAGGATCTGCTATTGGATGCCGGGTTGCTCTATAAAGGGATCGATATTGGCAGGAACAATTATAGGGGGATGGATGTGAAATGAAGATACCGGCTTATGCTTTACGGATTCGGGCAAAGTTTTATACTCAAAATACCCAACTCGGTACTTTTAAACTCGGCTTACCGGGTATGGAAACACTCCTCCCCTCCCCAACCCGGTTTAAGATTGAACCCAAGGAAATTGGAAGCGAGGAACGGGCGGCAGACGGCTCTTTAAACGTGGATAATATCGCCATCAAGAATCATTATTTGCTCTATTACGAGATGCTGACCGACGCCCAGGCGCAGACCATCGTAAACGAATTGAACCGGAAAACCGACCTATCCTTTCAATACTTGGACCAGACCCGGACAATCATCGGACTCTCATTTCCTTGTGAATTGACTTCGGCCACCCCGGTGCTTTGGGAGAAGATTACTTTGGTATTACGGGAGAAATGACATGATCAACGTATCCGAAGAATTCAAACAGAACATTTTTAAAACCGGACGGAAGATTCATTGCAGGGTGACAATTTATTTTACAAATTCCCTGCGCCGGACCTTTACCGGAAAGGACCTTTTTTCCTTACGGCTATTGGAGCGGAAAGAATTTTTCGACGGCCAGTTATCTGCGGGGAATTTTGGCTCAAATCAACTGGAAATTATCTTGAACAATTCGAACCGAATGTTTGATCAGGACAATCCAAACAGCGAATTAGCTGGGTTTTTACAACCAGGGAAAAAGGTCGAACCATACCTTGGATTAAAATTGAAAAATGGGGAGATCGAGTGGGTCACTTTGGGAATTTTTTGGTCGGGAGAATGGGAATCCACTGAACATAGCATGCACTGTAAAACCTTGTGTGTCGATAGATTGGAACTCCTTGACCGGACTATTTATGAGACCGGAAAAGTGATCCCCACCCCCGCAGTCATACTACGTACAGATGACAATTTTGAAGGGTGGGTGCAAGGTTTGCTCTGGAATGTAAAAGTTACCTTAGATGGAAAATTGACCCTTGACATAGGAGGTGAAACCTGATGGACTCAAAAATTTCGAAAAACCTTGACGGCGTGGCGATTACCGACGAGCTTAACAATCAATTCGGCTCTGGCATTCGGACTTTGAAACACGATACCTTCTTCGGCGGAACTGAATTCACTGTCAGGACGGCCCCCGGAGGGAACGGGGTCTTATTAATTCAGAATACCCATTACGTCCTGGAGAACCAAAACGCCCGGCTGACCTCCGAAGCCGGGAAACCGGTCTATATCTCCTGGCGGATCACGGATAGCAATTATCAAAACATTAATCTTTACGTGAGTTACCAAACCATCGGAGACTTCGCGGAAGCTGCGGATATCAATGAATTGATTAACTTGATAAATACCCACGGCCATGATTACTCCGGGGTTTATGCCGCTTTGAATCATAATCACGATAACCGGTACTTCACCGAGACAGAACTTGGCTCCATCGAGGATGGAAACGCGGGAGCGGATCGGATTGGAGCCACACCGGTAAATGGGATTAGCGGCGATACGGTTCAGGAGCAAATGGAATCCGTGGTGGAACTGGTGAACGGTAAATCAGGCCAATTAAATAATATGCTGGGGGTTTGGCCGTTCCTCCAATCAAAATTAAAGAACATCGCTATTGATGGTGGGTCTGCCGGTACTACCCCAAACCTGGGGATCTGCTATTTTAATAATTATGTCTATACCATTGGCGGCTACCGGGACATTCTGAAATTCAACGCCAAGACTTTTACGCTGGAGGCGACGATTACCCCCGACAACCCCACCAGCGGCGAATTTTTGGATATTGCCTGTGATGGCCTGAACTTCTATGTATTGCATGAAAGTGGATCTTTAATCTATGTTTACAAATATGATTTGAATTTCAATCATATCGCTCATACCGGCAATATGCCAGCCAACTCCGGAGGAACCATTGAAATCCTGGATCAGGCCACCATGGGCTTGACCCCGGATTATATTTTTGTGGCTGGCCGAAGTAACGGCAACCAGCAGAGTTTTTGCCGGATCTCAAAATCTACAATGACGGTCCCGACTTACAGTACAGCTTTTGCGACTGACGAATACGGGGTCGGAGGGATGGCTTTTGACGGAAACTATATTTATTTCGGGCATCTGACCAGCCCGGCCAAGTTTACCAAATGGAATATGAACGGGACCAAACAGGGAACCACACTGACCCTGGCTTCCGGGGATAACTGCTGTGAAGAGTTGCTTTTTGTAGCCGTACCCGGACAAGCCCCGGTATTGATGGCGGCGCTGTATAGCTCTCCCTCAAAGATTTGCGCGATAAATCCGGCTACCATGACCCAAGCGGGAACTACTCTTACCTTTGCAACCGGGGAGAACAATTGCCGGGCCTTGACTTTTGACGGTTTGTATGTTTGGGCGGCTTGTGATACCAGCCCGGTGAAACTGTTGAAATTCAATATCACTCCGGCGAAAGTACACAACACCCTTACCATGGCGGCAGGAGTAAGCGGGATTTGCGGGATGACCTTTGATGGAACTTATGTCTGGGGGCGGACGAATACGAACCCGCTAAAGGTTTTTGTCAAGGATACTTTGTCGGCATTTACTTGATTTGGAGCCCCTGGAGGGGCGGTGGGTGACAGGACAAGCAGAAATGGCATCGGGCGGGGGGGTGGTGATCGGAGGCGACCGAGGCGCGGCGGTGGGAACAGACCTGATATATTCGACCTGCAGAAGTCTGTGTGGCGTCGCGCCGGGCATACTTTGGCGCAAACAGATAGGCATCGGAGGCGGCTGGCTTGATTTGGCGGGGAAATGGGTTAGGCTTCGAAGGCGACTTAGCGGCCTGTGCCCACTGGAGCCAGCAACTTCTTCGAGTCCACTTTCGGGCGTCGTATAAACCTGTTATGTCGATGACACGACTCACGAAGCTGCTCTTCTTTGTCGACATAACCCGCGTTTATACGATGACCAAGCTGGCGGAAGGGGGCGCGGCCGCGGACAGAACGACCCGGATGATAGAGGGCGGAGGATTGGCCCGGAGGTTTTCGACATACGAGAGAGCCGGGGCTGGTTTGTTGGCCTACATTTTACGGCTGTCTCGGATGGTCGGCAAACATAATTGACAATCAAGGGTTTGGATTGCGGCAGGCAGTCCAAGCAACCCTAATTCTCAGCCTAGCGCCGTTTGCGGAGATAAATGCTTGGTCTGCCTGATCGGGGACTGAGGATTGGCCCTGAATGATTTTCGACAATCGAGAAAGCCGGGAGCTGGTTTATTTGCTTCCAGTCCCGGCTTCCTGGGTTGGTCGGCGGAGCTGATTGGCCTTCATTAGTGTTTTGCGGCAGGCTGTCCAAGCATCCCGATATTCAGCCCAGTGATTTTTACGGAGATAAATGCTTGGTCTGCCTGATCGGGGACTGAGGATTGGCCCTGAATGATTTTCGACAATCGAGGAAGCCGGGGGCTGGTTTATTTGCTTTCAGTCCCGGCTTCCTGGGTTGGTCGGCCGAGTTGATTAGCTTTCATTTGATTTACGGCTGGAGTTCGCGCCGCCCCTCTTTCAGCATAGATCGGGCGCGGTCTCCGGATCGGCCTGGATATGGTCCAATGGATTGAAATCGGTGAAATAACATTCAGTTTACCTGCTTCCTTATGGGATTTTAGACCGGGGTTTGATGGTGAGCTATCCAAAAGAAATTGATTTATAAAGGGGGTGATGGGATTGGGTGAGTTGGAGGTTGAGATGGGAGTATTAAAAGAAAGGGTGGATAACATGGAAAAAACACAGGATGGACTCATTAAGAAGCTGGATGTGTTTCAAAACACGTTGATGGTCACGCTGGGCGGGGTGATTGTAAACCTGATTGTATTATTATTGAAAAAGTGAGGAGGAGGCAAAATGAATACCTATACGTTGATTCGGCGGGATGGGACTAAATGTACAGTCCCTTTTTTATTTGAGAGGGGTAATTATTATATCTCCGAACATCTGCCGCAATTCGAGAACCGGGCGCATACATTGGGGTTCGCGCAACATGATACCGGCGCGGTGGTGATTTATCAGCCGTTAGTTACTTTATTTGAAACAGTTCGGGCCGGAATTACCCTGCTTAGGGGCAAGGATACCCCTATTACGGTCAATTCCGGCTACCGGTCGCCGGAATATCAAACGGCGCTTTATGAAACGGATTTGCGGGCCAATGGCGGAAGACCCAGCGGGAAAGTCGCCAAGCCGGGACATTCACCCCATGAGACGGGGGCGGCGATGGATTTGGGATTACCGGAAGGATTTGAAGCGAAGGAATTTGCAGCCTTTATCCGAAAAGTGAGCTTGGAGCTACAATTTCCAGAGACGCGGACGGGGTATATCATCTATGATTACAAATTTGTCCATGTGGACCTGGCTCCGATGTTATACCGACCCTATACCGGGACTCCAAACCCCAATCCCGAACTTTGGAAACCGGGGGTGATCTGGTGATGGGATGGGACCCTGCAAGCATTGCCGGTGATATTGCCAAGAATACGGTGGGAAAATTGGTGGACGCTTTAGCCGGCCGGTTTCTGCAATCGGAATCCGATCGGCAAAAATTCGAATTGGAAAAGTCCAAGATGTTGAATGACTTCGAACTGGAGACAATGAAGGTCTTGCAGCAACAGGAGGCGTCCTTCCGGGATTCGGTGAACGCCTACGAAAACCCGGCGGGATTGTCGAAATGGATGTTGAACTTCCGGGCCAGCGTCAGGCCGGTGATTACCTATGAAGCGGCAATTTTACTGAATTATATTATCATTTTCGGCGGGAAGATTGACTGGGAAAACATCAATAAGATTCCGACGCAGGTTTGGGCCATTTTTCTGGTGATTTTCGGATTTTGGTTTGGCGGTCGAGCCTGGGCGGATGTGAAGAATGGGAAGAACGGGTGAAAAATTTCAGTCAATAACAAACTCTTCTTAATATTTACGCGAAGAATATAATTTTTTTCCAACAAAAGCCGATATATCAATTAATGAATTTAAATATGTAACATATTGGAAAAGGAAAGCCATGAAACACAAGAATCTAAGTAAAAAACTAACTAATCAATTATCTAAACCAGTTACAATTAGTGACGGTCTAACAAGACCGTCTTATTTTTTTGTGTCGAAATTTAACGGATAATACCGAAAAATAAAGAAATATAAAGTCAAAAGTTGCAAGCTTGAAATATCATGGATTTATTTAGTTTTAAAGATAATCGATACTGTGAATATGAATAAGAAAAATATCTATGAAAGGATAATAAATGAACAACAACATAAATACAGCTGATCCAAGGCATACAATTTTACGTGCTGTCTTTGATAAAAACGAAAAAGATAAGGACTACAAATTTTACGTATTTGATGATGCAAATGGAAAAGGAGCAACCTTTTTTAACTGCGACTTCTCTTATTGTTTTTTTGAAAATGCTTACTTTCATGAAGCAAAATTCGAGAATTGTAAATTTATTGGCATAAAAATTAAATCTTCAAACTTCAGAAACTGTACTTTTATCGGTTGTGATTTTAAATTTGCCACATTCATAGAAACTATCCTCCCGATTAAAGAGATTTTAAAAAATTTACCGACATGGCCAAATGTAAGAAGCGAACTATTACAAAACTTACGAGTAAATGCTAATGAAACTGGTGATACAAAAAACATCTCGTTAATTATTAAAGAGGAAATCAAATCCGATAAGGAACATTGGAGGTTGGCTAGAAAAAGACCCGATTTATATTACACAAAAAAATATTCTGGTTTTTTGAAAAGAATAAAAGTGTATTATGAAAGCTTTAAAATTTGGATTGATTGGTTTATTTGGGGCCATGGTGAATTCCCTATGAGCCTTATTAGATCAATTATTTTAACAATATTAATTTTTAGTGTTTGGATTTTCTTGTCAAATTCTCATTCTTTATTTTCTGCTTCTTCGTTTCAAATATCTAGTTTTAATAAATTAATTTCTGAATCTTTTCGTGATACTATAAATTATTTCTTTGACCTAAAAATTGAAGACAAATTATCAAAAGGTTTCTGGTGGCTACTAACTCTGTCAATTTTTAAATATTTATATCTCGGACTATTCATAAACATCATTATGAAAAAATTTTCGCGACGTTAAAATGGATCAAACAAATAATATTATTAGCATTGATCTCTTTGGTTCTTATGCAAGAAATGAAGAAGATCAATATAGTGACTATGATGTATTAATTATTTTTAAAGATCGTCAAGTAAGATTCAATCCAGATAATATAAATTCTTTCTTTAAATTTGAAAAAGCACCTAGTTATTCTTATTATTCTGAAAGTAAAATAAGAAATATGTTTCACACGGGGCATTTATTTGCTTGGCATTTATATCTTGAATCTAAAAATTTCTTTTCCCAATATAATCCAAGCTTTATAATTAGCTTAGGAAGACCAAATCAATATGAATTTAATCTCTCGGACTCAATTGGTTTCTTAAAAATATTAGAAACTTCTATAATTGAAATTGAAAATAAAAGCTCAAACATCTACTTTGAATTGGGAATCGCATTTATTGCTATAAGGAACCTTGGTCTAGAAATAGGATATTTAAAAAACAAAAGATTTGATTTTAGCCCATTTTCACCTCGTTCAATTGATTCTTCTTTTCCGTTAAGTATTGAACAACTTAAAATATTAAGATTATCTCGTTATATAAGTACTAGAGGTTTAGATTTAAAAATTGAAATCCCAAATGATATTGCTTTCGGTTTAAAAGAATCATTAAAATGGTTTTCATCATTAATTAATTTTTAGGAGTGACTTAAAGATGAGTGATAGAACAAATACATTTTCAAATAAAATAAATATTGAAAGAAAAGTATTAAAAATAATAAATGACTCCCAAAAATTCAGTTGCTCTTTGAATGGACTAACAATAGAAGCTATTAATCGATGGGTCATAGAGAACGACTCAACTATAAAAAATCAAGTATTAATTGATTCCTTATTAGAAATTTCTAAATTATGTAAAATTCGTTCGGATAATAGCAAAGAAGTCTTTGAATTGGAAGTTAACAATATCGAATCCAAAATTGATGAGAAAATCTATGAAATTGAGGAAACTATCGGTCATGAGAATATTAACTAAATGAAGTATCTGGGGTGCATTTGGCAATAATCTGTTCTCTATGTTTAACTTTTGGAAAGGCGTGATTAAATAGTGTTTGACTTTACAGGTGCAAATATCGATAAGCTTATAATTCATGGCGTTGGTAATAAATTAAAAGAAGATGCTCTTATTTTGTCCCAACAATGTATAAATATCTCTAGTGACTCTTTATATAGCCTACTGGGTAAATATTTTTTTCAGCGCTTTAAGGATAATGGATTATTCAGTTTCGGACACGAAACTGACCTTGGTTTCAATGAAATTTATCAATACGTAAAATCAATATTTGATGACTCGAAATCCTTTGAAATTAATTCACAAAATATAGCAAAACACTTATATGAAGTATCGACTCACCCAAACATTAAAACAGGCGAATTATTTATTGCATATATTAAAGGAATAGTTTTAAATGAATCAACCTATGATGCTATTGGCATATTTAAAACAGAGAATAAGGAAGCGTTCTTGAAAATCAACAACGATACTAATACTTATACAGTAAATTGGGAACAAGGTATTGATACTAATAAATTAGATAAAGGTTGTATCGTCTTTAATCATCAAAAGGAAAAAGGATATAATATCCTAATAGTCGACTCTGGCTCTAATATAGATACCAAGTATTGGATTGAAGATTTTTTAGGTATCAAAAAAAATAGCAACGAATTTCATAAAACAAAAATATTAGTTGATGCTTGTAAGGAATTTATTAAAAAAGATTTTGTCGGAGAAAAAACGGACAAGGCTGTTATGCTAAATAATGTTGTTCAATACATTAATTCTAACTCTGATTTAGACTTAGATGAATTTACATACAGTGTTGCCGAAAAAGCACAATGCTCCGAAGCCTTACGGGGTTATATAAAAAATTATGCAGAAAAAAAAGAATGTTCCAATATTGAAAACTTTTCCGTTGATCAATCAGCGGTTAAAAGTATAAAAAGAAGCATTAAAAACTTAATTACTCTTGATAATGATATTGAAATTAAGATTAAACCTTCATCAAGAAAAGATAAACAATATTTGGAAAAAGGATTTGATGATAAAAAGCAGATGTACTTCTACAAAATTTATTTTAATGAAGAGAAATAAATTGGAGGAATAAGTTATGTCTGGTGAAAAATCAAAAGCTTCAGGCGAATATGGTGAAAAAATTGCTTCCGGTCTTTTAAATCTAATTGGATGGCAAAACTCCCTTTCTGGTAAAGACATTCCATGTGTACGTAAAGATATTCATAAAGGGGATGAAGGGAACCCACGCCAAAAACATGGAGTAGACTTTATCACAAAATATGAATGTCCTTTAATGAGTAGGGTTCAATGTGATATTTTAATATCTGTCAAACATCATGATGGATATCCTGCAACTCCAAAAGGAATAATAACAGAATTTAAGTCATACTTGAAAGACATAGCTGAAGCAACAGAATGTTATCCTTCACATGAATTATTTTCACAAAAAATACCTGGAACCAGTAAAATAGATAAATCAAATGTTATTATGTGGTTTAGTAGTGCTTTGGATGAAGGTAACAAAGGAATCATTAATGAAATCCAAAACTTTAGAAATACCGACGATATTAACTATAAAACAGTATATCTAATCGATAATAAAAAAGCTAATTTTTTATACAGCAGTATTCAATATATTAAAAACAAAGATAATAACTTTTACTTTTACTATCCGGATACCGGTCTTAATATGGATACAATATCGAGAACCCATCAAGGGCATACACTTCCTGTACAGTATATAAATTCACCAATACAACTTTTTAGACTTATAGAACCCACTGGTGATTGTTTGGTTATTACTACAGAAGATGAATTTTCTATTGAATACTTTGAAAGACTGATCCAACTAGCACGACTGGTTACTGAAAGCTGGGCGGCAAAAATCATAATTGCAATTCCTAATTATAATGACTATAGCAACAAAGATGATATTAAAAAAACGATTACACAAATAAAAGACTCCACCTTTGCCCAAAAAATTACTGTTGAAAGACTTGACTATTCTGACTTCAGAAATATGGGAGGCAATTAAAATGACAAATGAAGACTTTATTATTCATTTACCAGAAATGAATATTACTTCTATGTTGCCCTTTGGTCCAATGTTAAGACCGTTACTTAATGATTCTTGTTTGAATGATACCGATTTGAACAATATCCTCAAATCCAGAGGAGTATTTGTCGGTGATACAGATAAA